AGCATAGAAAAATTAAATGAGCTTTTGAATAACGATAAAATCAAAGAAGCTAAGATATGCAATAAGAAGAAAAAACGCTCATTAGATGCGAACGCTTATGCATGGAAACTTATAACAGAGATAGCTAATGTTCTTAGATGTAGTAAAGAAGAAGTTTATCTATCTATGCTGAAAAGATATGGACAAAGTAGCGTTGTATCAGTTGTAGAACAAGCTGCTGAACTATTTAAAAAAACAGTTAAGTATTGCGAGGATTTCGGAGAATCAGAATTGAACAGTAAACATTTCAAGCATATAAAGGTTTTTATGGGTAGTAGTGAGTACGACACAAAACAAATGGCTATTCTTATAGACGGAATAGTTAGCGAATGCAAGGAACTAAAAATATCTACTATTACACCTAAGGAACTAGAAAGTTTAAAAAACTCATGGCAATACAATGTTTAAGGTGGTGAGAAATTGGCAGAAATTAAATGGATAAAGATTTATACAGATATGATTAGTAATAAAAAAATAAAAAGAATAAGAAAGCTACCAGAAGGCAATAACATAATTTTAATATGGGTATTTCTAATAGTTGAAGCTGGTAAATGCAATAAAAACGGTGGTTTATATCTAACTGATTTAATACCTTTCAATATTGAAGATTTAGCAATCGAATTTGATTTCGAGAAAGACATTATTAGACTAGCTTTATCTGTCCTAGAAAAGTATGAAATGATTGAAATTTACGAAGATGTTATCTATATAAAAAATTGGGAGAAATATCAAAATATAGATGGATTGGAGAAAATCAGAGAACAGACGAGACTAAGGAATATCAAGTATCGAGAGAAACAAAAGCTATTAAATGACGTCACGCGTGACGGTAACGTGACGTCACATGACGAAACAGATATAGATAAAGAAATAGATATAGATAAAGATATAAAGATATATAGTTCGATAGTAGATTATTTAAATCTTAAATGCAATACAAAATATAAGACATCTTCTACTAAAACTAAAAAACTAATTGATGCAAGAATAAACGAAAAATTCACACTTGATGATTTTAAAAAGGTTATAGATATAAAAGCTGCAGAGTGGTTAAAAACCGATATGGCTAAATATCTAAGACCAGAAACATTATTCGGTACAAAATTTGAAAGTTATTTGAATCAGCAACAAAAAGGCGGTGAAAGCAATGGAAAGTACGGAAACAGAATTAAATTTAATGTTCCAAAAGCTAAAACAGAGGATAACAGAAAATCACTTGACGAAGAAATCGCAGACCTTGAACTTATATAAATGCGATAAATGCAAAGATACATACTGGATTATGGACGATAACAACAACTGCAAAAGATGTGAATGTTTTGAACTGGCAGAAGCAGAAAAGTTATTTGAAAATAGCGGAATTAAAGACGATAAATTTACATTCACAAACTTTGAGGAGTGGAATGACACAGTTAAGCAAATGAAAGATGTTGCATTTAAATACTTTAAAAACTTTATGAAGATTAAAGACACTAAGCAAAATAGCATAGCATTTATCGGACAAGTTGGAGCAGGTAAGAGCCATTTAACAATAGCCTTGGGATTAAATCTTTTACAGAAAAAGAAAATGTCAGTTGCTTATTTCAGCTATAGAGACGTAGTTACAAACTTAAAACAAAACATGACTGATGAAGAATACTATCAAAAGCAACTAGACAAATATAGAAATGCAAAAGTATTGCTAATTGATGACATGTTGAAAGGCAAGACAACAGACAGTGATAAAAACATCATGTTTGAGATTATAAATTATCGTTACATGAACAGATTGCCTATTATCTTATCTAGCGAGCATGATATGAACGATTTATTGAATTTTGACGAAGCTATCGGAAGTAGGATATATGAAATGTGCAAGGATTATTTAGTAGAAGTTGATAAGGATATTAAAAACAATTATCGGTTAAAGATTGATGGAGGTAACTAAATGATTGTAAGTTGGTTTTCTGCTGGTGTTTCTAGTTTTATAGCATCGTACATTGAGAAAAATAACATTGACGAATTGATATATACGCATATTGACAACCAACATTCCGATACTCTTAGATTTGTTACTGATTGCGATAAAAAACTTAACACAAATACATTGATACTTCAATCACCTTATAAATCAGTTTCAAATGTAATACAACAATTTGGCTTTATCAATGGACCATATGGCGCAAAATGCACCGAAGTACTTAAAAAAAGTTCGCAAGGAATGGGAATATCAGCATAAGGATATTGATATTACATATATTTGGGGATTTGATTGTTCCGAAAAGCATAGAGTAGATAGATTACTAGAATCAATGCCACAATTCAAACATAGATTTCCACTGGTCGAGCGCAATTTATCTAAAGAAGATTGCCATGGAATGCTTAGAGAAATTGGAATAAAAAGACCTATTATGTATGATATGGGTTATAGAAATAACAATTGTATTGGTTGTGTTAAAGGTGGCATGGGTTATTGGAACAAGATAAGAATAGATTTTCCAGAAGTTTTTAAACAAAGAGCAGAAGAAGAAAGATTAGTAGGACATTCTTGTATAAATGGAATTTATCTTGATGAATTAGAGCCAGACCGTGGGCGTTTGGAAGATGAAGTTATGGACGAATGCAGTATATTCTGTCAAATAAATTTATAGGAGGTAACTAATGAAAAATAAACGAAGAAGAAACATAATCTTAACAATAATAATTTCGTGGCTTTTGATACTTACTATATTTGTTATCACAGTTTATGGAATAGGGCAAGAAGAAACAAAAAGCAACAACAAGTATATTTACCCTATGGCAAATGAAATAAAGCTTAAAACGGAAATTAACGCCTTGAAATATGCTCTTAAAGATGCTAGAGAAATTAAAGACTTGCTATCTGAAAATAATTACATCGGAGAGTTTGTTATTACATACTACACAGCAGGGTTTGAGAGTACAGGTAAGAATCCAGGAGATAAGGACTACGGAATTACAGCTAGCGGTGAACCTGTGAAAGAGAATTATACTATCGCTGCCGATTGGTCGGTATTGCCTGTAGGCAGTAGAGTTTATATTGAAAATAAAGGTATTTACGTTGTAGAAGATAGCGGAAGTGCAATAGTTGGTAACAAGTTGGATATTTATACAAAAAACTTAGAAGATATACCTAGTATTGGTAGGCATATGGCGAAAGTTTATTTATTGGATTAGGGAGGAAAAGATGACAGATAAAGAAAGAATATTAATGGTTATAATCACAAGAATTATACCTGGCTTATTATATAATTGCCAATCATATCAAGATAGAGAAAAATATGTAAAATCTTATATGTTAGACAAGAATGGTTTAGAAAAAGGCGATTTAGTTTATGCAAATACATCTATCTACCCAAATGATTTTATAGTTGGATTTATTGAAGAATTAAAGGACGATTACATAGTGATAAGAGAGATAGGAAGTAAGAAATTATGTAACTATTATAATGAATCGTTTACAAAAATTAATAAAGATAAGCTTGGATATGAAATATTAGAGGGATTACAGTATGAAATATATCAAAAAGTATTAAAAGCATTTGACAAATATACAAGTTATGGAACAAGATTTAAAAATATTTCTTTTAATAATGACAACAAGTGCACGGTACAAGCAAGAGAAATGTTTTCGAATGATATAAAATTTGAAATTGAATTTACTTATAACAATAAAACTACTATTAAAAGTATTGGGAAATTATTGGAGGACAATCATGACAGACCAAGAAAGACAACAACTAAAAAATGAATTGATGAAAGAAATTATTGCTGAAATAAAAGAACAGAATATAAAAACTAAAGATAAGACAGCTACAGCGTTAGCGGTAACGAGGGAAAAGTGGTTTAGATGTAATGATAAGAGAAATAAATACCAGAACTCAGTCATGGGTAAAGCTTTTGATACGATTGATTCGGCTGCTATGCACAAGGTATGGGAATTAACTCACAAATTAACTTGCTATATATGCGGTGAGAAGCGCATTAATGATTTAAAAGACACTGATTTTGCTAACGAGGTAGCAGAAAAGCTTTGTCAGACAATTTACGATTTAAGGGTTAAATATATCGAAGAAAGTAGGAACGAGAATTTATGACAGCAGAATTTAACAACGCGACTATAAAATGTTGGTTTAATACTTTAGGAACGTCAAGAAATTTTAAAAATGTAACGATGATACACGAAAGCGAAAGTTCGTATTTAATTAAAACATCAGACGGTAATCAATACATCTTACCAATTGCAAATGTAAATATACTCGAACAAGCTGAAGGCAAGGAAACAGAAACTAAAGAAGATGCAGAGATGGGAAAAAAGATGTTAGAACTTAGAGAACGATTTAAGAAAGAGAGATAGGAGAATGGAACTATATCATGATAATTTCCAAAATTATAAAAAATACGGAATACCAAAAGCGCAACTAGTAATAGCTGACATTCCTTATAACGTGGGTAAAAATGCTTATGGCTCATCAACGGAATGGTACATTGATGGAGATAACAAAAAAGGTGAATCAAAGAAAGCAGGCAAGCAATTTTTCAACAGTGATTCAAACTTTAACCTAGTAGAGTACATGTATTTCTGTAGCAAATTACTTATAAAAGAACCAAAAGAAGTAAACAAAGCACCAGCAATGATAATATTTTGTGCATTCGACCAAATGCAAATGTTAATTGATACGGGTAAAAGATACGGTTTTAATCATGGATTTCCAATGTTTTTTATTAAAAATTACAGTCCGCAAGTGCTAAAAGCAAATATGAAAATAGTCGGAGCGACAGAGCATGCAGTTGTTTTATATAGAGACAAGCTACCGAAATTTAATAATGACGGAAAAATGATTTTTAACTGGATGTATTGGGAAAAAGATAATTCGGTTCCTAAGATACACCCTAATCAAAAACCATTACCGGTGTTAAAGAAATTAATAAGCATATTTACAGATGTCAACGATGTGGTAATTGATCCATGCGCTGGTAGCGGAACAACTTTACTAGCTGCTGAACAACTAGGAAGAAAATCTTACGGGTTTGAAATTACAAAGAAATTTGTAAATGATTTTAACGATAAGCTTGCTAAGAATGTTCAAACAACTATTTATAACGTTTAGGAGGGAGAAATAACATGGAATATAAATTTAGAGGTAAAAACGAACTTAATAATAAATGGGTGTACGGTTCATACTTACACTTTTACGGATATCATATATCAGATATACATCATCAAATAGTTACATATGACAAAAGCAATATATATGAAGTTATTCTAGAGACGGTTGGACAATACACAGGTTTAAAAGATAAAAATGGCAAGGAAATTTATGAGGGCGACATTGTTCAAATCCCATTAAATATTAGAGAGTATTTTAATTGTGAGGTTAAATTTAATGATGGTTGTTTTGACGTTGTGCAAGGTGATTTCAGAGATTATTTAAAGGTTTATATTGCTAATAGGTGCGTAAAGGTTATCGGCAATATATACGAAAATCCTGAGTTATTGGAGGTAGAAAAATGATAAACGATGAAACAAGACAATATTTCAAAGATAAAGGCTTAGATTATTCTAAAATAAAAGCAAAGGACATTGAAATTCTTAACAGATTTATTGAAAGAGAATTAACGGATTATTTTTTAAGTGGCAACAAACATGCACAACAGATGGACATGAGTGTAAGCAAATTACTTAAAAAAGATGTTAAATTCAATAATGGAAAACTTGAGTATGCTTATTTACACGTTGATGGAAGTTATTTTAAAAAAAGAGAATCAGTAAGTTTTCATGAAAGTGGATTTATTGGTTTTTGTGGAGAACTTTCGGGTTGCAATGCACAGCCAATATTAAAAGGGTTCTGTAAATGGTGTGATTGGATGAAAAACAGTGCGGAGGTAAAAGATGGCAAAGACTATTTGTAGAGCGAAGGAAACAAGACAAGTAAAAGAGCGTGGAAAAGCAAGTATTGAATGGCGTGATGAAGATGGAACACCGCATTATTATTGCCATGGGTATGTTGATAATAGTACAGAAGAATTATTACCTGTATGTAAAGAATGTAGAGACAATGTAATATATGCACAAGAAGACTTGAAGAAATTATTGGAGGCAGAAGATGAATAGATTAACTGAAAGATATAGCGGTACTCATGTATGTTATAAAAATGGATATAGAAGTACAGCTTTATGCAGTGAAATGACAGTACCACAAATAAGAGAATGCATGGAAAAACTTGCAGCATATGAAGATACAGGATTAGAGCCAGAAGAAGTGTCGCCATTTAACAAAGAATTAGTTGATACAATCTTAGAACAATTAAAAGAGTATGAAGATTTAGAAATGCAAAAACTATTAATTATATTACATTTTAAGTTTGGAGATACAGTTTTTATAAATATAAAAAATAAAACACATATCTGTAAAATTAGCGGTTTTTGCATAGACAAAGATGAAACTAGGGTTATGCTAGCTTTTCAAAATGAAGATAATGGTAGTTGGTTTGAAACTGGCGAAAGTCACAGAATGGAAGATTTATTTCTAACACAAGAAGAAGCTGAAAAGGCTTTGGAAAAAACTAAAGATATGGAGGTATAACAATGGCTAATTTAGAAGGAATGCAAGAAAAATTTATAGTTATTAAAAAAGAAGATTTAAAATATATAAACTCTATTTTCAAAATAGCAATGCTTAAAAACGACCTTAACGACATACAAACAGGAAGAGCTAAAGATGGTAAGAAAACAGATAATACATATTTAGTTATTAATACAGATGAACCATATGCAGATGAGGTAATAGAAATTTTAAAAAGAAATGGAGATTGGGGATAAATGATGAAATATTACGAAATAACAGAACCATATTACTCTTTAATAAAAGCAGAAAGCGAAGAAAAAGCTATAGAAATTTATGGATTAGATGATATAGAAGAAGAATATTTTAAAATCAACGAAGTTGACAAGGATTATGCTTGGAGTAAATTTAGCGATTCAAAAGTCGAAAGGGATAGAGACTACACAGATGAAGAAATAAAAGCTGAATTTGAAGATGAAGAAGAAGCTTATTTGTTGATTGACAGTTCGATGATATGATTTCACACATCATAACTTTTATACTAGGCTCAATCTTTGGAGCTGTAGGAATGAGTATTGTTATTATAATCGGATTTGAAGAAAATGAAAGGTTGGGGAGAAATGGAGATTAAAAAAGCAATAGAACTTTTAAAAGTGGACAAGGATATTGTTATTGAAGCAGGCGAAAAAGAAGAATTCAATATAGGTAGCTTGCAAGAATTCAATTTAGCAATATCAGCACTTGAAAAACAATTAAATGGCGGTTGGGTTCCTTGTAAAGAGAGGTTGCCAGAAAAATATGGAAGTTACTTAGTGGCATGGAGACCTGTAATGTTTACAGGTGAAGATATTAAAGAGAAAACAAGAACAAATACAACTCATTGTTATGAAATATTAGAATTTGATCCAGATGATGAAGCTGGATGGATAGAAGAAATAGAACAATGTAGCGGTCAATATTATATTTTAGCGTGGCGAGAATTACCAGAACCATACAAGGAGGAAATAAAATGAAAATTAATGAATTAGCAAAAGAAGTACATGAAAATGCGGTAGAACATGGATGGTGGGAAGAAGAAAGAAGTTTCGGAGATATTATTGCTTTGTGTCATAGCGAATTATCGGAAGCATTAGAGGAATATAGGAAAGGGTTTGAGCCTAAAGCTGTGTATTATTCAAGCAAGGAAAAGACTTTTCTAAATATAAAGCAAACTCAAGCATGTAATAAACCTGAAGGTATACCAATCGAATTAGCAGACTGCATAATCCGCATCCTTGACTTTTGCGGACATAAAGTTATTGATATTGAAAATGCTTTGAAAATTAAGCATGAATACAACAAGACCAGACCTTTTAGACATGGCAATAAAGCTTTGTAGCATGAACCGACATAAAGCATATTGGTCGGTAATGGGATATGAACCGAGCGAAGAACAAACAGCATTACAAAAGAGAAGAAAAAAGCACAAAGAACAATTAATAGAAATGATTAATCAATATAGCGGTGATGGAGTGTTTGAAGTTACTAAAATATTGAGAGAAATTATTAGGGAGAGAAAAGAGAATGATTGAAGAAAAAATAAGCAAACTCATTAGCGAACTTGATACAGTTACAGGAATGTTGATTGTAGCATCTATGAAAGATAAAACAGTACGTGAAGCAAAAGAAAAGGTAATAAATGTTTCTATTAAATTAGCGGAATTAATAGATGATATTGAAACCGAAAAAGCTATTGACCGATGCAAAGTAAGACGGTTAGCAATTCTAGAAGAAATCGGCGATTGTGGTATGGATAATGGAAAATGCATCGGATATGCAAATGATGGTGGTGAACCTTGCGAGGAATGCCAAGAATGTATTTATAGTGTTAATTATAAGGAGGAATGATATTACGATTGAAGAATGGAAAGCAATAGAAGGATACGAAGGATTATATGAAGTAAGTAATTTGGGTAGAGTTAAAAGTCTTGTATCGTGGAACGGACATAGATATATCAATAGAAAAAAGATATTAAATCCTTATAAGCAGCAAGCAAGCAAGAATTATTATAGATCCGTTGTAAAATTGAATAAAGATGGTAAAAAGAAAGATTTCAAAGTGCATAGAATTGTAGCCAAAGCGTTTATACCTAATCCACAAAACAAACCTATTATAAATCACTTAGACGGTAATCCTTTAAATAATAGAGTTGACAATCTTGAATGGTGCACTCAACAAGAAAATATTACGCATTCAATTGAAACTGAATTATGCGTTAGAACAATTAACACTATTGATAGGGATACAATGGTTGAGTTGCTTAATAACAATTACAATTATGACGAAATAGCAAACTTATTAGGAATTGCAAAGGGCACGGTTTTTAACTATATAAGAAAATTTAATATTAAAAAAATATACGAATAGGAGTGATTATTATTAATTCAGTAGTATTGATTGGGAGACTAGCAAGAGATCCAGAACTAAAATTTATACCATCAACAGGTATGGCAGTAACAAAAATGAGTTTAGCTGTAGATAAAGATTTATTTGGAGATAAAAAACAGCAGGCAATAGACCAAGGCAAACCTACAGCAGATTTTATAAATATAACTGTATTTGGTAAGTCTGCGGAAAATTGCGCTAACTATCTTGAAAAAGGCAGACAATGTGCGGTACATGGGAGAATATCGACAGGAAGTTATAAAAAGGACGATGGAACAACAGTCTACACGACAGATGTAATAGCGGACAAAGTTGAGTTTATAGGCAGTAAAGATGCTGGACAAGCTAAACCACAGACTAACAGCTTTGATGATTTCCCAGGGGAAGAAGATATATTTCAGCCAGTAGATAATATGAATGATGTGCCATTTTAGGAGGTAAATATGGACAAAGATGACGAAGAACGAAACAAAAATTATACATGGCTTGCAGAAGCTTGTTAGGGAGGAAAATACAAGAAAATGAAAGCTATAGATTATTTCAACAAATATAAATTATCAATTACCGACAACAAAAAACTAACAGAATTATTAATTGATATGAACCATGAAGTTCAAGAAATAGCAAAGAAAAGAAATACAAATAGCGATTCATCTACTATATCCATAATAAAAGAAATGAATCAAAAATGGAATAAATTATGCGCTATATATGAAAAAGAGTACGGAGAACCAATATTAAAAAGAAATGGTTATATGAAGTACTTGCAAGCAGATATTCCACAATTAAAAAATATGTAATTAAACAAAACAAAGGAAGTTGCCGAAAGGTGACTTCCGAAGGAGGGAAAATGAAATCATTAACAGTATATGAATGTGAACATTGCAAGAAACTTTTTAGAACACCAGACAGACATTATTGCAAAATGAATCCAGCATTGAAAAATTGTTGGACTTGTAAGAAATTAAAAGGTTGGATAGTTAGTGATGACGGAGACGAATATTATAGACCAACATTTTATGTGGAATGTGAACATAATGATTATGATTTAGATTTAGAACAAATAAAGCAAGTTAATTACAATTTGCAATGTGAGTATTGGGAGCAAGGCGAATATGATTGGCGTAAGCATTATGAAGAAGAACGCAAGAAATATAGAGGGGATGGGATTTGGTAGATGAAAGAAATCAAAGCATTTCAATGCGACTATTGCGATAAATATTACAAACACAAATCAAGTGCTAAAAGGCATGAAAACAGATGCTTCAAGAATCCTGAAAATAAAGCTTGCCTGTCATGTGCGAATTTTGTAACAGATTATGAAACTGTATATGTAAGACCGCAAGGCAATCAAAATTATGGTGATGCTGATTACGAGCAAAGATACAATTATTGTGATTATGACGGATTGACATTTGGACACGAAAAAACAAATAAGGAATTTCAAATTAATTGTGTTAATTGGATTCCTAAGAAAGAAGAAGATGAATATGAGGAAGAATACATATAGAAAGATGGTGATTAATTGAACAGCGGAAAGAAACCTAAATACAACAATAAAAAAACTGAAATAGATGGCGTGTTGTTTGACAGCAAAAAAGAAGCAAATAGATATTGCGAGCTAAAATTATTGCAGAGAGCTAACGAAATAACTGATTTGAGATTACAAGAAACCTTTGAGTTAGTTCCGAAACAAAAAGGTGAACGAGCAGTAAAATATATAGCTGATTTCTTCTACTATGATGTTAAAAAAGGTAAGTGGATTATTGAAGATACAAAAGGCATGAAAACAGATGTTTACATAATAAAACGCAAACTGTTAAAACAACTATATCCACAGTTTGAATTTATTGAATCTTAAAGGGTTACCAATGGAACTAAAAGACGTAAAACAAGCAATAACAAACGGAACAATCGTTAAGTACAAAGATACCAATTACAAAATTACAGCTTACATACTGCGGTTAAATGGCAGAGAGTGGCAACATTTAGTTGAGCTAATGGATTTAAAGGCTAAGAGTAGTGTTAGGATAGTTAAGATTAAAGATGTGGAGGTTGAAAATGGACTATTGGGATAATATTTGCAAGATGCAACAAAAGCAAACTGATAAAGGTATTAGCAAATATGGACAAGTATTAGAAGAAAATACATCAATGGACATTAAAACTAGATTAGAGTATCTACAAGAAGAACTAATCGACGGATTGATGTATATAGAGCATATTAAAACTTTGATAGGAGAGATAAAATAATGTTAAAATATTATATATTCAGTTTAAAATGGCTATGGAAAAATAGAGACTGGAAAAATTCAAGGCAGAAATGGAAAGCACTAGATAGAGATTATAATAAGTATTTAAAGGGGCGTGGTTAAAATATTAACTAAAGAACAAAAGGAAAAAATAAAATATTTGAAACAACTAAAAACTTTGGACAAGCAAATTGATAGAAATATTCTAGAACTTGAAAAATGGCAGAGTAGAGCATATAAAATAACAAGCGTAATATCGGACATGCCAAGAGGTAGTAATATGTCTGATAGAATGTCCGATAATATCGCAAATATAGTAGACATAAATAATCAAATTAACTTAGATGTTGATAAATACGTAGACTTTAAAGCAGAGATAAATAAAAAAATAGATGCTATAGACGATGATAGGCTAAAAAATATATTAAAAGATAGATACATAAACTATTGGACATGGGAAGAAATAGCATGGAAAAACAATTATAGTTGGCAACATGTGTATAGATTACATGAACAAGCGTTAAATTTATTAAACATGTGATAGAATGCGAGTATTTTTATGAGAAAATAGTATTATGAAAAGTTTAAAAGTCCTCCTAAAAAAGCACTGCTAATATAGAGTGCTTTTTAAAATATGAAGAATTGACTGAGCGGTTTAAAGTTGATTGATGTAAGAAGCTTAGCCTAGTAACATCAATGCTGATAGGCAGGCTCCACAGGTTCGAATCCTGTATTCTTCGCCAAAACATAAGAAAGTAGGTGAGTAGTATTACATATAAATGCTACACGAGATGGAACGGAAAAGAATTAAGATGTTTATGTAAAGTAGGTAATCCTGCTTGCGATAGATACAAGAGTTGCGATATAGAGGATTTTGAACATAAACAATTTGAAAATATAAACGAATGTATGAAAGCTAGAAAATATAAAAAAGAGCATGGAGTTATAAAACAGATATAAACGCAGTTCTTAGCGAACAGTATATAAATGACCGAGTTAATCTTTATACAAGATTACAGCCAATGTACTATGTTTTCGGTTATTGACCGTTAGATGATTGGAATAAAAATCTTAGCTGACGAGCCAAGCTACAAGATACGGTTTTAGGTGGCATGACCTATTGAAATAAATAGGAGATCGGTTTTACTCATTATCCACGTTGAGAAATTAATGAGATTTAGGGCGTATGGACCTAGCAAGGTATAGGTGGTTAATATCTTGATGAATAAAGGACATCAAGAAAGTTTACAGATATGCCATGATGACGATGGAGTAACATGTCGCTGACCAAACTAATAAGTGAACGATGGAAATGGTTCTACCTATACAAAATTATGGAGAATTGTCCGAGTGGTTTAAGGTGATAGTTTGCTAAACTATTGAATGTAAAAGTTCCACAGGTTCAAATCCTGTATTCTCCGCCAAAAAAAACATGATTAAAGAAGGTGATAATATGGGTAGTCCTAACAGACTAACATCAAAACAAGAAAAGTTTGTACAAGAATTAATAAAAGGAAAAAGTCAAAGGGAAGCCTATAAAATAGCCTATAACGCAAATAAAATGAAAGATAGTACAATAGATTCACACGCATCAAGAACACTTAAAATTGACAAGGTTATGGCAAGGTACGAAGAATTAAAGGGCAAGGTTATCAAAAGAGCCGAGGAACAAGCTATTATGTCAGCGGTTGAAGTACTAAGAGAAATTGAAAGTATAGCCAAAGACAATATATCTAACTATCTTGATTTTAGAACAGAAAAAACAGAAGTTGGATTTGAAGATGGAGAACCTATATTTGATTATCGTGTCGTAGTTGATTTAAAGGATAGCAAAACTATAAATACTAAAAACATATCTGAAGTGTCATTGGGTAAAGATGGACAGTTTAAATTTAAAATGTATTGTAGAGATACAGCATTATACAAATTAGCTGAATTACTTGGAGTAGATACATTGAGACAGGCAAGGCAGAAACTGGAAGAAGAAAAGTTCGAGCATGCGAAAGATATCGATTCTAAGAAATATTGGTGATGATATGAATAAACTGCATAAATTTTATTGTTCTCAAGATTGGCGCGACTTATCTTTTAGATTAAAAATAGAACGTGGGGGCAAGTGTGAAAGGACAGGGGAGATATTTACTGACATGTCACAGCTTATCGCTCACCATAAAATAGAGCTTACAGTAGAAAATGTTGATAATCCTCAAATAGCCTTAAATCCAGACAACATAGAAATCATTAGCTTTACAGCACATAATCGCGAGCATAGAAGATTTGGCAATGCAAAGCATGTTTATATTGTCTACGGTTCACCTTTGAGCGGTAAAACAACTATGGTACGACAATTAATGCAATATGGAGATATAGTACTTGATTTAGATGAACTTTGGCATGCAATAACATTACAGCCATACTACACAAAGCCTAAGAATTGCAGATTTAACATATTTGCATTGAGAGATAATCTGCTAGACCAAATAAAAACAAGGTACGGTCAATTCTACGATGCATGGGTAATTGGTGGTTATCCCGAAAAGTACGAGCGTGAGAGATTAGCACAGACGTTAGGTGCTGAACTTATTTATTGTGAGAGTACAAAAGAAGAATGTATTGATAGATTATTTAAGAGTGATAAGCCTAAGATGTGGCTAGAGTATATAGAGAAATGGTTTGATGAATTTGAAAGGAGTAATACAATATGAATTTTATTACACAAGAAATGTATGAGGCTATAGGACAAGTATCAAAGCAAAGAAATATAAAAGATATAGTAAAGTACAGCAATGAATTATATAAAACATTTGAAAAAAATATTGTATCATTAGTTGCTATGAAAGCATTCAAAGAAAAGCCAGATGATTTTATCATCAGAACAATAGATAGAAAGATAGGCAAGACAACAGCATTAGTAAGGCTTGCATGTAATTATAATATTCCCATAGCAATAGATGATAAAAGGTGGGTTAATAGTTATAGAGAATGTGCAAATGAACTAGGATTAAAAGAACCTAAAATAATTGATATTAGAAATAGGCTTGCATGGTTTACTAATATGCAATATGTCATATTAAAAGATGAAACTATATCTGTTAAAAGCATTAGAAACAAATTAGGCAATGACGTTGTGATAGTTGGGATAAGTTCATTCTTTGAAGATTAGGAGGAATAAATGATAAGACAAGCATTTGATGAAATAAAAAATACAATAAGATATATAATATGTGAAATTCTTTTTAATTTAAAATTATCCAAGGTTGCTTATAAGATTGACCCTACAATGTCTGAACTTATAGAAATGTCTAATAAGATAAGAATATCAGTAAGACAATTTCATAATAAGGTTAAGAAAAAATACAACGCCAGAGGAATGTAATGGATAGAGATATTATAAAAGAAAATGAATTATTGCTAGAAAGACTTAGACATTTATTAGAATCAGATATTATTAGCGAGTATGATGAAATAAATTTGAATACAGGAAACTATAAAAAAGATATTAAGGAGTTGGATAGAATGTTTAAGAAGTTTACAGAAGTAAATCTAACCAAAGCACCAAAGCCAGAACCACCAAAGAATCAATATGGTAAAGTAATGGCAGATAAAATCATAACAGGAACAACGCCAATTATCACAATAGATAGCAAAGGCGTAAGGCTAGCTTATAACTCAATAGATGATGTACCAGATGATATGTTAATGTCTATTTTAAAAGAAAGACAAGCAAAGAAAGGTAATGCGATATCAAAAGAGAATGAAGCAGATAACCCACCAAAAGGTGGTAGTAGTATAAAGAAAGAGCCATTAGTCGTTAATGTAAATATAAATGGATTAGATGAATTAAAAGAATTAATAGAACAATGGAATCCGTTTAATTATAAAAACATTGGGTGCGATTTTGGAAAAGATAAAGATAGAACTAATATAGCATATTCGATGACTAGTGAAGAACAAGACATAGTTATATTTAATCTGTTATACGATAGGTATAGATGGCTTAAAGAAGAATCTAGAACTAGAGACGAAGATGAAAATAAATACAGAAAGCAAATAGAGTATCTATATAATTTATATAAAAATAAAATAAAATAAAATGAAGCAAAGAGGTAAAGTTTATGGGATTATCAAAAATAAGTAAGAAATGCCGAGAATGTAGATATGTTGATACATGTCAGAACAAAAGAATGGAAGCATTCGCTTATATTGGCGAAGAATCTTTTAATACAAATACATTAGCTTCAACGTCTGTTAATGCTGGTGCAATAGCTTCTGAATCCGCTATACAATCGCATGATTATAGAAATATAAAGATAAGCACAGGTATAACAGTGTCTATAGACTTAGAGAAAATAAAAAAAGAATTAATTGAATCAAGATATCCTACTCTTTTTCAGTATGGTGGTTGAAGATAATACCCCCACTCTTTTTTAAAAAATAAATAATTTGATTTACTGGGAATG